GATGCAAGACGTTATCAAGATCAACGCTACATTGGCCACCACTACTATATGACATTGGTGGAAGCACGACACAAGTTTGGTAATAAGAAATATGACCCTGTCAAGAAAGAAGAATACTTTGACAAGTATGTTTTTGAAAACCACTATGGTGATGATGATGAGATAGCTGATTACAACTTTGATCACTATCAATACATTGAAGTTGTTGAGATGTATGACCTACATACTAAGATGATGTACTTCTGGTCGCCTAACTGGCAAGGTGGCAATCAGTTTTTACTTAAAGCAGAGATACCTTTTATTGATGCTAAAGGTGATGCAATCTCTCCGATAGTACCGCTCTACTTCAACAGGCTGCCAGACAGGCCACTAGATGGCTACAGTGCAATGCGACGTATCTATGACCAGATCTTTGAGACAAATATGGTACGTACCTTTCAGGCTAATGCAGTTCGTAAAGCATCGCGTCAGTACTTAGTAAAGAAAGGTGTAATGGATGAAGAGCAAATGGCACAGATCACATCAGGTATTGATGGCTTATTTGTTGAGATAGATGAAGAAAACTTGGCTGGTGCTATTACAGCCCTACCTCAGAACCCTACACCACCAGATCTACAGTTTTATGTGCAACAAGTACAGAACGACAAAGACAAAGGATCGATACTAGCACCATTTACTCGTGGTGAATCCAGTCGTACCTCCGCTACAGAAGCAGCTGCACTAGCAGCTTACACATCATCGGAGATCGGACGACTGGCAAGAGAACGTGATAGTATGATTGAAGAGATAGCACAGGCCTATCTCACAATGCTCTCCTTGTACTTAGAAGAGTCAGGTGATAGGCAACTTATCTTGATTGATAACAAACCCTCTGTTGTAAATGCGGGAATGTTAGAGGATACTTTTCATATCTATGCACAAGATCAAGCATCAACACCCTTATCAGAATCTGTTAAGAAGCGTGAGTTTATACAGTCAATACCGACACTACAAGGATTAGGTGTGCCTAGTAATGTACTTTTACAAGAGTTGGTACGATCACTAGGATTACCTGAAGATTTTGTTAGTGCTGCACAAGAGAATGCACAACAAGTATCGGCAGCTAAAGCAAGAGCCACAGCAGAAGGTGTCGCTCCAGATGCTGCCGAAGTGTCAGGAGGATTAGTTTCCACACCTTCAGGGCCAGCTAACTTACAAGGCGTCTTACCTGGCGCGAGGAGTATATCGTAATGGCGTTTTATAAAGTACATTGTAAAAAATGTGATCAAGAATGGGAAGTAATGTGCTCATTCGAAAAGCTAGAAGAGCTGACTTGTGGTCAAGAAGATTACTGGGGACGCAAGATGTTTTTTGATCCAGAGACAGATACAACACAAGTAGAAGGTTGTGGTAATCCAGTCGAAAGAATATGGCGACCATCAGAGGCTGTTTTCGCAATCTCAGGCAAAAGTTTGGATACACACGGTGTGCATAACTCAAATGGATATTGGTCGCAATCTTTTGGACGATATTTTAAAAATAAGAGCACAATGCACGAATGGGCAGAAAATAACGGTTATAGATCCGTTACGCAAGCACAAGCCGATGAAGCATTGGATAAACAATATGAAGAACTTAAAAAGCAAGATGATGTTGGAGAAGCTTGGAAAAACAACCTTAAAAAGGCCGGAGGTGATAAAATCGAAGCGGCTGCAAAAACATTTGTATCAAAAGATATGCAAGATAAATAGGAGAAACCATTATGGATATCGAAGAAATGAAAGACAAGGCGATTATGGCTGATATGGCTGAGCAAGGCAAACTAATGGAGTTCGCTCCTAGTGGTGAATACTCATCCGACAGTGTCAATCGTACTATTAGATCAGTAAATGAAGTGTTGAAACTTTTCGCTGCTCCACCTGTAGGAGAGATAGAAGGTGATATTGACGGCGCTTTACCACTTGATCTAGTAAAAGCAATGAACATGATCAACATCGCACTAGAAGATGCTAAGATGTCTGAGTATATGTTTGATATGGAAGAACTATCAAACGACAGAGATTTAGCGATGGCTCGTGGAAAGTTAGATGCTGCTGGTAAAGATCGAGCATTTAAAGCATTTTTGGCTAAGCCGATGCGAGACGAGGTAGAAGTAGAAGTTGAGGTAGATGTAGAAGAACAAGTACCTGAAGGTATGCACCGTATGCCAGATGGACGTATCATGTCTGATTCGGAGCATGAAGGCGAAGATGAAGATTTAGAACAACTTATGATGTCTCGAATGAGATAAAATAACATAATCACTTAGACGATAGGAGATGAAATGAGTGAAGAAATAAGCAACACGGCGCAAGCCACTGCAACAGAAGCAGTAGAAACCACTGCAGAACAAACGACGTTGGCGACAGAGACAACGGAAACAACTCGAGGTGAAAACACAAAGGACATTGTGAAGAAAGCCGCTAGAGACGTTTTCGGAAAAACTAATCAAAAACGACAAGATGCTGCATTAGCCCGAGCAGAACTGGAGACGTTGAAGAAGCCAGAAAACATAAGCCTCGACGATATGCAAGATGTAGATCTACCATCTGGTAAAGGCATTGATTTTAGACAAGTCATTGACAAACTACCTGATGATGCAAAAACATTGATTGGCAACTTACGTGCTGACTACACTAGAAAGACACAAGAGTTGGCACAACAGAGAAAACAGCTAGAATCTGAAATGAAAGCATTGACAGATTCTGAGTTCTTTAGTAAAGTAAAAGAACGTGCTGAAGCACCTGATGTTGAGCTAGATCCTTACAACACAGACAGTTTCAATAATAGAATAGAGCAAGAAGTGGCAAGAAGGCTCCAGGAAATGTATGAACCTGTCCGACAGCAACAAGAACTGCAGATGAGGCAACTAAAGCTTCAAGAGTTTAAAACAGCAAACCCAGATTTAGAGACATACAAAACTGAAGTGGCTGCAGAACTCAAGAAAAATCCTAATATATCACTACAAGATGCATATTTTATTGTCAAAGGACGTGATAGTGCTACAAAACTACGCGAACTAGAGAAAGAAAACCTAGAACGCAAGGCTATGATGAGAGAGAATGGGTTGAAGATCGCAACAGGTCGTCATCACAATCCTAATCGACCACCGAAAGGCCTCAAAGGTTTTGAACTTTATCAGTGGTTTGAACGACAAAAAGCAAAAAAATAGTGAAATAGGAAAAAAACTGTGCTATTTATGAAACGCCCCTCTTATGCATTCGGAAGAGGATAAGCGAACGGATCCGCGAGGACAACCCAAAACTTATCGATGCAAAACAAAAACATAATCTATATGATATTATACACATTCTTTGGAGGAAAATAATCATGGCAATATCAAATGACGTATTATCATCGACCCTCCGTATTTTATTGGATGAAGAAGTCGATAACCTTTTTAAGGCTGTCCCTCTTCTCGAAGAAATGCGTAAAGGTGGCGGTGTTGAAACATACGATGGTGGTCAAAAACTAGACGTACCACTTATCTTAGCGGAACACAGTTCCATAACACAACTCTCTAACGGCTATGAGCCGGTAAATCTCGCAGTTAAGGATGCACTTCGTAATGCTTCTTTCAACTGGTGTGATTTTGTCGCTCCTGTTGTTATTACTAAAAAAGAAGAACTCTCAAACAAAGGGCCTCGTGCTATCGTTTCTATCGCAGAAGCGAGAATGAAGTCAGTTATGGGATTACTACAACGTGAAGTTGAAAAGCAACTTGTCGCTGGATCTTCTACAGTACTTTCAGATTTGAATACCCTTCGGGCTTCAACTACTGCACGTGCTAACGGTGGATTCTTGGCTGGTGCAAACTACGGTTCTCAAACAGGTACTGTTGGTGGTATTGATACCTCAGTATTTACCACATATCAGAACCAGTACAAATCATCTGCTACACTTTCTATTTCAGATATGACAGATCTTTACATTCAATGTCAAGCTTACACTCCTGGTGGAGGCTCACCTAATGTAATCATCTCTTCTGCAGAAAACTACAGAGATTACAAAGCATTGCTTTTCGCTAACGAACGCTTTATGGCTGAATCTCAGCTTGATGGTGGTCGTTTGGCTCTTATGTTCCACGGTGCTAGAATGTACTACGATCCGTTCCTTGACAGCGTAACGGATGGTACTAACGACATTCGTGCATACTTCTTAAACACAGATCACATTAAGTTGGCCTTCGATTCTTCGGCACAGTTTGAAATGGAAGATTTTGAGCACATCTCCGGATATGCTTCTAGATCTGCTAATATTTTCACTCGTATGCAGTTGTATGTTGATCACTTAGGTGCTCAAGGCTTACTTACTAAATAATAGGGGGATATCATGGCTACAAATACTATATTACAATACTTAGATCAAGCAAATGCCGATGGTGAAGATTACGGTTTTCCGTCAAATCGTCAGCAAAAGGAAACATTTATCGCTTCTGAATCAATCTCTGATGGCGACCTCGTTTGTCTCGACATTAGTAAAACTTCCGATGGTGATAAGATGCTTCATATCAAAAAGCTCAAGACAGATGCAGGTTTAACTGCTGTCGCTATTGGGGTTGCTGATGAAGATATCGCTTCAGGTGCATCTGGTGAAGTTGTTATTAGAGGCTTTAAAGCTTCTGCTAATATCGCAACCGGTGCTGCTGTTGGAGAACGATTTATTGGAACTTCAACTGCAGGTCGTGGAGATGTTTTGGCTAACACCTCAACAATCCCTGCACTTGGTTATATTATTACAGAAGCAGCACTTAATGTTGCTGATGTATTTATCATTAAGCAGTTCTAAGCATTACTTGAATACCTTGCGCCCAGGGTTAAGGGCACATTTCATGACGGGTTCTTAGACATTTCCCGTTCTCCTTTGAAATACAGTTGGCCCTGCCTCTTCTGGGGCAGGGTTTTTTTACTATAGGATAGAAGATGAACTTAATAGAAATGAGAAATATGGTGGCATCGATTATCGACTATGACCCTGATGTGCAGTCATATCGAGATGAAATAAACCGCTATATAAACGAAACATATCGCAACTGGTTCTGCTCACGTCCTTATGAGTTTTCTCAGAAGACGGTTGATGTTTTTTGTATGCCAGATTGTTCAATACCAGCCACATCCACAATACAAGGATCTAACTCTACTATCAGAAATAATATTGAGGCTAATGCAACACTTGATAAAACAGATAGTGAAGATGTTGGATTCGTACAAAGATTTAAACACTCACATGAAGGATCGATTATCATCGTAACGAATGATGATGAGGTGTCAAACAACGGTACATACATTATTGACAAGGTTGATTTTGGTGGTAATGAAGTTTATGTATCAAAACTAAGCAGCACACCACAGGTTGATTGGGCAGGTACTGCTTCAACAGTTGTAGCAGGATCGGTTCAACAAAGATTTATGACCCTTCCATCAGATTGTATTGATATACTTTCTGTATCGATTAGAAACTTAAATGAAGGTGTTGCTGGATCTAGCACAAATGCACTAGGTAATATCTACAATCTCACAAGAAGAAAAGACACAGAACTAAATCTTCGCTTTGACTTACAAGGTACGCCTACAGATTTTGTTGTTTATGACGGCTATCCAGAGCACACAATAGATATCGACCAGTTCACGCCACGTTCAGGTAAAGATTTCAATGTCGATACAACATCAGCCACACCAGGCTGGCCTCAGGGCACATACGAGTTTAAGATGTCATATGTTTGGCGTGGTGTCGAAAGTAAGTTATCTGATGCACAAGAACTAGTAATAGCGGCAGGAAATACAATACCACGTTTCAATACAGAAGATACAACACGACAAGGTTTTAAAGGCCTTCGTAAAAAGTTTTATGTTCGACTAAAATCAATCACAGGTAAAGATGGTTCAACACACGAAGAGAAGTTTTTCCGTGATCTATCAACTGTGTATAGTAAAACATCACCTAATACAGGTGCTTCACAGTTTAACTTCTTCTTAATCGATGATGATGAAACAACAAACGCTTGGCCACAAGCAACAATACAGATCGATTCTACAGCAGATCTTTACAGATATGCTAGACAAGAAGTAAATCTTGGCAACAAAAAGAGAATAAGATTATATCCACGTCCAGGTACGCAAACACCGATAGAGATCAGATACATCTTTACACCTCAACTGTTGAAAGATGACTATGATAAACCATCCTGTCCAGATGGCACACATAGATACCTTGTTTATCGTACCTGTGAAGAAACATTTATGAAACATAACAATCCTGATATGGCAGATTATTACAGAAAGAAAGCTGATAAAGAACTTCTAAAAATAGATAACAAGTACTTAACACAACGCAGCGCTTATTACATCAAAGAAGGATACATCGCCGGCCCGCTTCGAGTCAAGCCTTATCAGACATTGACTAAACTACCGGATGCATAATGAAAACACCAGGCAAGCTAGAAATAAAACCTCTGTTAGGAATAGATGAACGCATACCAGCACCATCTAACTCAACTATACTTTTAGAGAACTGGACGTACGACGCCCATACTAAGACGTGGAACAACTTTCTAGGTTTCGAGGAGTATTTTCACAAGACAAATCGTCCGTATGATTCTGCAGTAGGCCTCATTTACGACAACAGCACTGTGGATTCTATCTATGTTTATCAGCGTCATAACTCATCACAACAGTGGGTTTTGTTTGAGCAAGAGGGTAAGTTAAAATACTTGATACCGAGTGCAGGTCAAGCAGCAAATCAAGTGGCACAGACACTAGAAACAGAGCGACACGTACCTGGTATTCAAGAAGCACACACAAACTATACACCGTACGGTCGATATGTCATCATAACTAACGGCATTGACGGCCCACTTAAGTATCGAGGTGGTGATCGAATCTTTCCACTTGGCTGGGATAGACGACCAGGCACACCAGATGTTATCACACCAGACAACTTTAATAACGATGTAAAGCCACTTAACTATGTCGAAGCAACATCAAACTTTGAGTTAGGAAACGACGAGTTAGAAGGTAGTGGCACTTTTAAATCACAGTTTTTTGAAGGTGTCGGATTTACCACAGGATCAGATGGTGATAATGAATATCGATACAGGATTAGCTTTATAAATGAAGCAGGATCAGAATCGCCACTATCAGAACCTACACCGAAGATTGTCTGGCAAACACTAGATATTGACAAAGGTACAAACACATATGCTAATCGTGCCTGCCCTGTTATGCAGATACCCACAGGGCCTACAGGAACCATAGCCAGAAGGCTTTACCGGACAAACAATGGTGGATCCACATTTAACTTCTTAGAGACAATCACAAACAACACAGATGAAATCTATGTGGATTACAGAGAAGACACACAACTAGGAGCACAAGCACCTAACGATAGTGATAGTGTCATATTTCCTGCACTAGGTGGTCGTTTTACTGCAACATTTAAGAACTGTTTATTTATTGACGGAGGTATAGCTGATGGATCGAGGTTGTACTTTAGCCAGCCTAATCAACCTGATACATTTAAGGATTCTAACTTCTTCGATGTTGGAACAAGAGAAGGCGGAGACATTACGGGTTTTGAGGTGTATTACAACTCACTTCTAGTATTTAGAGAACAAGCTATCGATCTGATCCGTGGTGATGCTGTAAATGGTTTCGAACTAGTACCTTTTGTCGCTGGAATAGGTACTCAATCACATCATGCTATTGTAAATGTACCGACAATAGGTATCATGTTTTTTGGACAAGATGGTATATACAGCATCAGCGGTGGATTGGATGGTGGATCAAACTTAAACATACAAAAAATCAGTGATCCTATACAACAATACATTGAAAGAGTTAGTTTGGATGGATTACCTTCAGTCATATCGATTTATTCTAGCCAGTGGAGAGAAGTACATTTCTATGCACCACTTGATGACGGTAATCAACTAACACACGGTATCATCTATCACCTAGATTCAGGCACATTCTCTATCAGAAACAACAAAGATTTTGGTATCAACTGTATCACAACAGATCGTGATGCAAACTGTATATTTGGTAGATACAAAGATCCAGAAGATGCAAATCAGATTATGCGTGGTATATTTGTCCTCAGCAAGAATAGACGGTATGGCACAATACAAGAAGGTAGTGGAGAAGGTGCGACATTTCCAGATCAGCCTGCAGGTATATCAACAATCAGAACACAATGGTTAGATTTTGGACAACCATTTGTAAAGAAACAAATCAAGTATGTGTATTTGTATGCACTAACCACAGGTAATCAAACACCTCGTGTAGGTTTTTACAAAGACAGAGATTGGGGTGAAGAATATGAAGCACCAGGTAAAATCATGCAGAGAGCAGATCACTTCTATCAAAAGGTTTATGAACCTGTAGATCCAGATTTAGAAGACAGTCAAGCACTGTGGGGTACTGCAAAATGGCAAGATAAACTTTTGACAGAGATTAGATATCCTGTAGAGATGAATGGTGCTGCTTCAACGTTCGCTATGGAAATAATAGCAGACGAAGCAATGATAATCATGGGATACGCAGTAGAATACACAGCAAAAGGTACAGAAACCATCAAAGGTAGAGGAAACAGATAATGGCATATAGATGGAGATACAATAGCATAACTGGATCACAGGTTGTGAATGCAAGAGAATACGACAAGAACTATTCTCAATATACTAGCATCATAAATGGTGGTATGGACAGAGACAACTTACCTGTCAATAGTATCACCTTCGACGACTTTGAAGATAAATCAGTTGGAAGATACGGCACGGTAAATAACATAAATGCACTTGACGACTATGGTACAGCATCAGATACACTTTATACAGGTGGTACAGTAAATCCACGAGGTAATCAAATCAGAGGATTACGATATGAAGATCCACCGATTGAAGGTGGTGGATTCTGGTTTCCAGTAGGTGATGCATTAAATATGAAATGTGATGAAGGTATGGCAACTATTCGCTTTCACATAAACAGTTATGCAACTAAATACTATACTCTATACACAAGAGGTACAACAACAGAAGTGGCAAGAAGATCTAGACAATGGAAGGTAGAAGTCGATGGTGTAGAAGTTGCTCGAACATCAGAGATATTTCCACAGTTTCACTGCACACAAATGCACTTACAAGTACCCATCAGCAAAGGTAGTCATGAGTTCAGAGTTTATTGTAAAGTACCGGCAAGAAAACCCGGTAATGCTGCAGGACAGGTTGTGCTAAACTATTGGGGCGGACAACTATCAGTACATAACAGGAGAAGATAATGGGCAGAGTAAAACTAAATAACTTTTATCCAGGAAACGGCACAACAGATGCAGCAGAAGCAAATGCAAATAACAGTGCAATCAATGGTCAAACACAAAAACTTGATGGCTTAAATGTAAAAACACAAGGGATTGATATGGTCAATCTGGCAGATAATCCTCATCATAGAGGTTTTTACAGACAAGATAATGGAGCATATGCTTCTCTTGGAACAGCACCTTCTACTTACAACGGGTGGATTTATAATGCATTTACTATCGGAGGCACGCCATCGGGTCAGCACTACAGCCAGACAGGCTCTCTTAACGCTCAGTTTGAGTATCCTATCAATCATGATAATCTGTTTGCTATCAATACCACCGCTAACAAAGGAACAAAAATACAAGTCAATGGAACCTCCGGAACCGCACTAAAACAGCATGACGTTTTACAGATCACCTGGAATGTCAATCTGTGGGACATATATCACAATGGTAATAAATCTCGTATCGTACCACAGTTTTATATGTCGCAACTAGTAGATACAGCTAGAAGTGGTATTGGTGTTGGCGAATACTATTATCTAATCTATCCTAAGTTCAATACTATTAGTAATAGTTTGGTAGATCAAGAGTTTCAATCTGCTGATGATGCAGGTTTCTATCAAGATTTAGGAGACGGCGACTATTTTGACCCATCAGATCTAACAAACGGAAACTCAGACGTCCTGTTCGATTACAATGCCAGAAGATTTGATCACTGTTCTGTGGTACCGATGCATCTTATTACAGCGACAGATACAGCTAGTGGTGGTGGTAGATTCGCTGCTTATGCAACTTACGACTTCAGCTCACAAGAGTTCGCATCTGCAGGGCCTTGTATGCAGATATCAGGACAGCACTCTTTCATAGTAAATGTGGCAGCTGGTGGTGGTAAAACACTATACGGTGTCCAGTTATTTATTAGTGGGCCATACAGAGTAAATAGTAATGGACAGTTCTTAGAATCTGAGATCACAGATCCAGCAGGCTCACCAGCACAAAATGGTGTTGATGTGAGTGTAGTTTTAGAAAGAGCAGCAATAAACTTACAAATAATCAATCCAGCAAGTGGGAGACAATAATGGCATATACAGCACCTAACTCGTTTTCAGCAGGACAAAAAATAAATGGATCACAAGTAGAACAAAATATCGATGTACTTGAGTCGTATATGAATGGGGGTGTGAGTGTTAGTGATATTGATCCTACTGCTCTTAGCAACTTCTTTGGATTGAAACATGTAATGAAAGGTGAGTACATAGCACTTATCAATCGATATGAAATGGCAACTGGTATCGTACAAGGCACACTAGGTTCTAATCCTACAGGTGGATATGGTGGAAATATTATTGGAGATACATCCGGACAACAAGTGGGTGCTTCAGGAACTGGCATAGATTTTTATTTAGAAGAAGATGCAGATGTTATGATTGTAATAACAGCATATCCTCGACAATACAATGGTGTAGATCTAGCAGAAGTTGGATTAAGCAGTCGTACAACAACATTCGCAATCAAAAGAGATGGTGATCAAAACGCATTCGCAACAACAACAACTGCTGCAATGACAGAAAGTGAGTTTGGTGTAGGTTTAGGTGCATCAAACGATGGTGGAATCTATGGCCTGGAAAGAAGAAGGCCATTCTATGCACATTACTCTGAGTTTTTGAACGCAGGCGAGCATAAATATAACATAAGGATAGGTAGCACAGAAAGAACTGTCCCAATATTCTTCTATCAAGTGAATGTGTATGCATATTATCGAAGCACAACAGTATAGGAAAAATCGTTAGCAATATATAGGAGACACATATGGAACCATTGACAACAGCAGCACTAGTTATGGGAGGAGCAAAGCTTATTGGAGGCATCGGAGCCGGTGTATCTGATATTATAGCAACTGCACCGAACGAAGCACTACAAAATAGAATAGCAGAGTTAGAAAGGCTACAGCAAGCAGACGCACTAGGCCTCACAGGCACAGAGAGAGCAGCATTTGTTGATGCATTTAGGCAACCACAACAAGCGCTAGCACAACAACAGATGGAACAATCACAAGGATTACAAGCTGCTATGCAAGATAGTGGAAGGCAAATGGCTAGGCTTCGGGCACAAGAAGAACAACAACAAAGAGCTTTAGCGGCTGCAAATCAACAAGTTGAGGTACTAAATCTTCAACAACAAAGAGCACAAGAACAAGAACTATTAAACTTACAAGCGGCTGAGGCACAAAGAGAAATGGCTAGACGTGCTGCTATCGTTAAAACATCTACTGCAGGATTAGCTGCAGCTGGTGAGATGGCTGGTCAAGTTATGGCAACTAACGAACTTATCAATGCAGATCCCGGATCATTTGATGCAAATCAACTAAGATCACTCGGTTCTATGTATGGATACAACTTTCCAGCATACTCAATGCCAGCACAAGGATACGGACAACCAGGCGCATTCTATTATGGACAACAACCATATTATGCACCTCAAGCAGGCGCATTCGCACCTTTCTATGGTATGCCACCATCACCCGGATTACAACCTGCACAGGCAGCACCACAACAAGGTACAGGCGAAGAGGAGGAATAATGCAGATAGCTGAATGGTACAGAATAACATATATCGATACACACTTACAACGTTTTAATGATGCACAACGTCTAGTACAGGGTGATATACAACAACAGTTTTTAGTTGCACAACTACTAAACGAACAAATCAAAAACTTAGATAAGCAGATACAAGACATCAACGATGCACAATCTAAAGGACAGTTTGATCGTCTGGTAAAAGCCTATGGTTTAGAGCAACAAGTAATCTCAGATACACAACGTCGCCAGCTATCAGTTATCTCTACTGTTGATGATATGTACAGGATTGACTCATCACTTGCATCTATCGGTACAGCAGCAGATAGTTTCGGTAATGCACTATCAACTGCAGGTTCTGTCGAAGGTAAAGTCGGACGTTTCGCTAGAACTGTAGGTGGATACACAAGAGGATCAGAACAAGCTAAAGCAGTGGCTGCCACAATCTATGATCAGTTTAAAGCAGCAGCAAACGCAAGAGGCTCTTCATTCGCAGCACAGTTTAACACAAACGATGCAGCGATTAGAAAAGAAATCGCACAAGCAACTGGCGTTACGCCAACAGATATATCAACTGTAAATCAACAGAAAGAAGCCAAACTAAAGGAAATGCTTGAAGATCAAGGGCAACAGGCAGTATCTAATAAAGAGATCCAAGAACTGATCGCACTGGCAAAAACAGATGACTCAACGCCACAACAAATACAAGATTTAGAAGATAAACTTCTCGCATCAAGGACAGCACTTTCTAATAGACAACTGGCTGCTTTACAACGTGCATCTATTACACCAGAAGAAAAGATGATGAGAGCTAGAGAAATATACAATACTCAGTTCGCACCAAAATCTGTACAAAATAAAGCAAGAGGTGCTGCAGCATTCTCAGCATACTTTGAAACACTAGATCCAGTACAACAAAACATCATGTTAGGATTTAATGAAACAACAGCAAAGCAAGCCAAGTTTATGACACAGCCTAGATACAAAATCGAAGGCAATGCAGAAAAAGAAACAGCATATGACTTGTACTATGATGCTAGAAGAAAGAGATTACAAGGCCAACCAATGGATGGCAACCTTCATCAAATCGTAGCAGAGAAGTTTCCGGATGATATTGAAGCGCAACAAAGAGTTTTAGGTTATATCTTCAGGGCATCATCAGAAGAAGCACAAATCAGTGCAAAGACAGAACAGAATAGATTAGAAAAGTTTGACAAGCAAAAAGAAAAGTTGTACGGGCCAGCACCCAAACCTCTGAAAGATCGTATCATGGATTTTGTAAGTAGAATAGAGTTAGGTGGAGGTGATGCAGATCCTATACAACCTGCAGTATTTGACAAAGATAAAGATGCACCAGCAGAAGATCCAGCAAGTGGCAATCAACCAGGTGATACAGAGGAACAGCCAGAAGCTGAAATACCTACACCACCTCCAGTAGAAGAACAACCTGCTGCACCTCAACAAATACAATATACAACTCCTGGCTGGTATAAACCAGAAGATACAGTATTCAAACTACCTGATGGCGGTTATAGCGTTACGTCTGATAGATATGGAACATTTACCATTGACTCAACAGGAACTGTTACGCAAGGTAAAATCAAACTAGGTACAGCTGCTGGCCACTTCGAAGATCTTCAGAAGACAAAACCTAAGGAATAATAATGGCAACACCAGGACAACTACAAACTCTGCAACCGCAAGATTTAGACACATACATTTTTCTGCAACAGTTAAATGGTCAAAATCCAGACGGTACTTTTGTAAATCAACAAGCTGCTGATTCGTTTGTTGTGGAAAGAATAGAGTTTTATGGACAGCAAGAACAAGATCGTGCATTTTTAGAACAAGAAAGACAAAGAAAACTGGCTGAAGAAGCAGGTACAGGTATCGGTTTTGACCCTTCTACTGAAGTACCAGATCCTCCTGCCTTTCAACTAACACCAGAACAGCAACAACAAGCACGTCAATCTATTGATGCTTACATGAAGAAACGTGGCCTAGGTGCAAACCGTGAAATACCGGGCATTACACCTGATCCGCTTACAGGTGAGGTTAGAACTGGCGTGCCGATGGACGTCAATATCTTAGAAAGACGTGAAAGCATACCATCACCTGGTGATATTCAAACACAAGCAGAAGGTACATATGCATCTATCAGACAACAGGCTGCTAATGAAGGTTTGCCTACTCGTAAAGAAGTCGAAGACATGTTGTTTATGCAGGCCAGAGAAGATTATGGTATCGAAGCATTAGAACAACTAGGTGTTATGGAACAGACAGCTGTTGAAAGTGATCTAAAGGCTGTCGCTCGACAACAATCATTTAACTACAGAACAGCCGATGACTTTGCAGATCAGAAAATATCTGGTCAGTTCGGTGTTGGGCGACCTCGTCAAGGTGGATCACCATTCGAATCACCTCCTACACCACGCGTAGTACCTCGCGCACTAGATCCTAGGCCATTTACTGTCGGTGGTATATTACAAAGAGATCCAGAACTAGTGCGAGAGATGACGCCTACAGAAGCGATTATCGAATCTATAAAACCACAAACAATCAAAACAACAGACGAGATAAAAGAAGAAAAGGCATCAATGGATGCAGCGTCATCAGAATACATTTTAGATGTCGAAAGAAGATTAAGAGATATGAATGGTGATGCATATTTCAAGGCATCGCCACAAGTAAAACAAAGTTTGATAGACAGTGTAATCAGAGATGACTTCGCAGATTTTGAAAAGAGATTACGACAAGAACTAACAGCAGATTACAAACTACGATACAAAGCAAACACAGGTCAAGAACCACCACAAGATACTATCGACTCATATCTTAGAAAGGTTGTGTTTCCAGAGATGAGAAACGCTGTCATGACACAGATACCTCAAGATAATCCGATGTATGGTGTAATCAGAAACGAACTCAATGACAAGTACAGTCGAACAGAACAAGTTAGCACACTAGATCCATTTAGTATGATGGATGTAGGTAAAGATCTGTTGGGTATGGGTATGTCAGAACTGGCAACATCAGAGACACCATTTACAGGTGAGATAACAGAATCTGTCGGTATGGCTGTCATTAGAAACCTTAACTTACCATTCAGATTAGTACTCAACCCTATTGAAGAAGTGGCTGTTGAAGGTATTATGGGTGAGCCTCCTACTGTTGAAGAACAGGTGGCAGCACACCAGAAAAGACAAAGATTTTATGATGTACCTACACGAGATCTAACAGAAGAAGTTAGTGGTTTTAGTGATACCTTTGATGCATATCTAAGAGAAGTCGCAGTCGAAAATGCTAATGCATACGGTACTGGTAATGCTTTTGCTAACTATGCACTTGTACCTCAATCAGCAGATCAGGCTTTTGTAGCAGGTACAGCAGCAGAGATATTTTTTCCTTGGGGTACAGTGGCTAAGTTAGGGTCAAAAGGCTTGACTGGATTCGGTATGGTGGGTAGAGCTGCTCGTGCTCTGGATGTAGCAGCAGACGGTCGTGCTATGATCTCTATCGCAGATAAGTCAGGACAACCTAGTGTTTATCGTGCAATGACAGCAGCAAAGCGACCCACACAAGTATCAGATGTTGTCGGAACTTCATACAACTCAGCAAACAAAATATCATATGAAGTCGCAGAAAATGTTGAAGCGTTAGATGCTGCTCGTCAATATACACATGCTATTAAGGCAGGTGATGTAGATTTAGCAGAAGATATAGCTCGAGCAAATGCTGCAAAAGGTGGTAGATCAAAACAAATATTTGATGCTGCAACAGATGATATACCGTTAGATCAGGTACAGAGGCTAGATGATGATGATTTTGTTTTTAGTGCGCAAGGTGAAGCACTAGTAGAAACAGCATCCAAACGTTTTGATGAACTAGATAATGGCCTCAATGAACTGGCCAAACAAAATACTGTGTATGGTGATGTTGCCAAAGAAATAACGAGAGAAGGTCGAGCACAAATCAGATTACCAAAAGGTAAAAAAGAAATAGATGTCGGTGGTCAGAAAATGATTGTTGATGACATTGAAGACATCAATCCAAGATCTTCAGCAGGTGCAACGTATGATGGAAGATTAGGGCCTCTCAATAGAAGTGGTGCTAGTACAGATCAACTAGTAGGTGCAGCAGCATCAAGATTAGCTAAGTACAACATACAAGATTATGTGGCACTAACAGATAGAATGGCAGTACAGAAAGAAGTATTTAAAGAAATCACACCATCACTAGACAAATCGATGGACATCTTTTTCGATACTGGAAAGATACCATTTGAAAATCAAACTCAACTGTTAAAGTTAGGTTTGATTGAAGGTAAAACTGCTAGACGTGATAAAGAGTTGATGCGGATCTTTGATAAAATGGAGGCTGCACACAGTAATCCAAATGCTACTATTTTTAATGTGCTAGATCCAGGTGAGCAAGTATATCTGATGAACAGATTTATTGAAGCGCGTGCTCGATCTATTGTAGGTGAAACAGCAGAAGGCGCAACTAGAGGAAGAAGAGCAGCTGTTATTGATAGAGTTGAAGGTACTGAACGTGCATTCTTACCAGAAGAGTTAAGAGCAGAAGCAGGAGCACGACCTCTCGGATCAGACAGAGTCGAAAGATTGACAAGAACAAGAGGTATTACAAGAGAAGGTGTTGATTTCGCACTGGCTGTAGGTAGGTATATCAAATCTATCAAACCAAGTTATGCAGCCCGTACAACAAAAGAAGTAGCAAGAGAGATAGGGTCAAAGGTACCGCTTATGCGTCGCTATGTACAACCTGTTAGTAGAACAGCAGCAGAAGCAAGACGCGTTACGAATGCTTTAGATCAGGCAAAAGAAACTGTTGTACGACTAGAACGTGCATTACCAGAAGCAATGTCTGTCTATGGTAAAAACTCAGATAATGCAAGTAATGCTATCTATTCAATGTATGCAGTATCTCTTAAACAAGATCCGACAAACATACTTGTATCAACAGATCCGAAAGCTATGGCTGCGTTAGGTAAATCTACTAGCATACCTAAGGCAGACGTCGAAAATCTATTGAGGATTACATTTCCTAACTTACAACCTGAAGATTTAACTAAGATTAGAGGTGTTAGCAGCCCTGCAGAGTTAGAATCTCTAGCACTAGAAATATTAAGTAGTGCTCCTAGATTAGAAAAAGGTATGCTTACAATCAAGGCTGGTGTGCCAGATACAACTAAGCCTATGATCTTATTAGCAGGAGATAACGCTGCTAAGTTCAGAATAGCAACCATTGTACAGGAAGAACTAAGTCAGGTTGTTATACCACTAAGTTATCGCGGGCTTACCAGAGAAGGACAGGATTTCATGATTGAACAAGCTGTTCGACTGGCAAGTGGTGAAGAGATGGATTTCTTCGCTTACTCAGTTAGTAAAGAGGCACAAACTCGGTATGGATTGACAGATATTTATGATGCTGAGGCTTTCGCTGATGACATTATTACAATGGCTGGTGATCTTAAAGCGCGTGGTTTTGAGTTGAATATGACACCTCGACAAATACAAGATGACATATTACAGACATTACAAGATACTGTCATACAAGGTGATGCTTCTGCTTTTATCGGTGTAGGTAGTAGAAAAGAACTGCAAGAACTAAGAGCACTATATTCAGATCCTGCTAAGTTAGGACAGTTAAGACAAAATGTAGATGACTTAGGACGAAACAATGTAGGTTTGTTAAACTGGTCGAGAAAAGTTATGGGTACATCGATGGATGACCTAAGAAGATCGTTTGTATCAGGTCAGTTAGGTGGTAAATACTATCCGAATGTACGCTATCAAATGGAAAATATTATTACAGCACCGATTATATCATCAATCACCACACCAGGTGCTAACAGAGTGATATTACAACCTTATTTACGAAGAAACTTTATGTCTGCTGGTCGTTCAAAAGCAGCAGCTATGGATCCACAACTAGCAGATACAAGGATACCGGGTAGTAGATACACATATCGTCAAGCAGCAAACGGTTTAAGACAAAAGAATATCGGATCGACACAGCAATCAATCAACTTAGGTGATGTTATTATTGAAGATGTCAGACAAGAAGCATTGAGATCGTCAAAAGCATTTGGTAAAAACAACATAATCTTAGAACAGATCGATTACAATCTCAGAAACTTTGGTGGTAAAGCTAGTTATTCTAGCCCGGGTATGAGATTAGCATCTGATGTAGATTATGCGTTCAGAGAAAACCTTTACTATGGTGCATTACAAGATGGTAGAACGATCGATGAAGCAGCACAACTAGCAAAGACAGCATATTTAGATTATGGTGCATTACCTGATATCTTCAAGAAGAAGTATGCAAGAGCACTGCTTTATTTCTCATTTACATATCGAACAGGTGTAGAAACAGCAAAGGCACTATTCAACCCAAAAGCTGCAGCACAACTAGCAAGGTTAGCAAGAGCACACACTGCAATGGCACAGTATTATGGTGCTTACAACTATGTAGGTGATCAGACATTACAATCATTGTGGTTGGGATCACAGGATGGATTATCAAAAGACGCAGACGAAAACTATAGATCTGTAAATCTTTACTATCGTGATCCGTGGATGGGACAACTTATGAAAGGTGCTGAAGCACTGACTTACATAAATCAATATATGGAAGGCGACCCAGAAGTTACGCCGACTAGAACAATGCAAGGTATTCTTGACTATGTCTATATACCTTTCTTCGACATACTCCAGGATTTAGATCCTGATTACAAAAAAGGTGTGCCACCTAAAACTATGTATCGCATCTTAAAAGCACAACAGATGGCTGGTATGATCCCGGAATGGACACCTGACATCATACAAGCACAACTACCTAATGAAGCAGAGTTTTACTTTGATAGATACGACTTAGAAGTACGACCTGTGGGTAAGATGGTGCCCGGTTCTCCGACATTCAACAACTATCAATACAGATTCGGATCACAAGAAGGATACAATCGATTTGTTTTAGATACAAACATACTGGCTGCTGCTGGTGCAAAGAGAATGGCAGATGATGCGACTGGTATGATGATAGCAGCCGGGTTGATACCACCTGGTTCAGAGTTCGGTTATCTGGAAAATGGTAATCCTGTCCTATATTTATTCTTTAGGCAGTCGCCGATGCAGATACCTAAGGATTGGGAAATGATGGATAGACGAATGAGAGCACAGCAATACAGGCTGAAAGAACTGCAAAGAACTTTCGGTGAAACACAAGATACAAAAGCCGGGAGTCAAAAATGAGTAAGAGAAGAAGAGACGTCTATAAGAAGATGGCTTGTAATAAACCACGTCGATCTAACAAACCAGGCAAAAAGAAGATGGTTAAAGGTTGTGAAGGTGGTAAATCTAAAATCATTCATTATGGAGCCAAAGGCTATGGACATAACATCTCAAAGGGTGCTCGTAAATCATTTCGGGCACGTCATAAATGTGATCAGAAAAACAGCAAACTTAGTGCTAGATACTGGGCTTGTAAAGATTTATGGTCAGCATCATCACCTAAAAAAACAACCGGCACAAAGGGTCGGGTGGCAAAATCTAACAGGAGGAAATAATGCCAAAACACTATGGAAAACCTATGAAGAAGAAACCAGCTAAGAAACCGATGCCGAAAAAGCCGGTCAAGAAACCTGTAAAGAAAAAGAAGAAGAAGAAATGAAACGGAAAAACAAAGCGAAAAGCAAACTCCCAGTTGGGTACAATGCACCACCCGGATCAGCTCGTGAAAAAGCCATTCGACGTGCAGCAAAGCTATATAAATCCGGAAACAAACAAGCAGCATTCCGTCTAAGAGAACAGATGGAGAGGAGAGAACGTGCCAAAAAAGGTTTCAAAAACAAGAAAGCCAAGTACTCGAAAAAAGGGTAAGAAGAAAGGATCCGTAATGGAGACACTTCGCAAGAAGGCAGCAAAATCAAAGCGTTTTACAGCTTCTCAGTTAAAGAAGTCGTACGATAAAGGATTAGCAGCATATGCTTCGAGCGGTTCGAGAAAAGGTATGTCATCTCATCAGTGGGCAATGGCAAGAGTAAATAGTGTGCTTCGAGGTGGTAAAGCCCGTTCAATCGACTTTCCATCAAAGAGCAAAAAGAAATCAACAAGGAAGAAGAAATGAAACAGTGCGATTGTGATTGTCCGTGTTGTAAGGATGGACAATGTCAAAAATAATACAATGGATAAACGAGAATAAAATCGGTGTAATGTTTATGGGTGGTGCCATAGTAATAAGTACCGCATATGGAACATGCACTCTAGAACCAACGTCGTCATCAGGAGAAGACAATGCCGTACAACAAATACAGCCCGAAGCAGAAGAAGCTAGCATCTCTAGCTCCGCCTCGGAAGAAGATAACTAAAGCTGATCTATTGAAAGCAAGACGAAGTCGTGGTGGCAAAGCCATTCCGCGTCGTAAGGCAGTCAAGATTAGGAAAAAATCATAGCATATATTGTAGGAGGAAAGCCGATATGCAAAGACAACAAATAAGAGAAAGCAATCAAGTTGGGTGGGCTGATGCAGTCAATAACAACGCCGAGTTTGATGCTAACTGGGATAAGACAGAATATGGTGAGTTTCTCATCAGTGATCTAGATTTAGCTTATGCAAATGGACAATGTGTAATCGAACAGATTATGATATCAGGTGCAGCAGGACAACAACCTGCTGAGGCAGACAAAGAAGCGGTAGAAATACTCATCTCATCTGCTAGTTCATTCGCACAAGACAAGATCATCGGTGTGTTCAAAGGATTATATTCAGCAGGATTGATTGACACAGATAAGAGATTATGTTCTTTCTCACCAAGATGTGCTGTAGCACTAGGTGTGAATGATACAATCTATTTCACAGTTAAATGTCCATCTGGTGATGCATTGACAGCAGATAATGCAGTTATCACAGTATCACAATCATAGTCATATGAAACCTCAAGGCGCCGATAGTAGGAGGAAGCATGCCAAAACAAGGTTCGTTTGTACATCGAACGATAAAAACAGGTTTGAGCGTGGCGTATGGAACGTCATTCTCTACCTCAACAACAACATTTCTAAATCTTCTTAGTGCAGATAGCAGAGCTGGATACAAACCACCCGGGAAACCAGGTGATGCGTTTCAGGGATCATTACAACTTATTAGAATACGCGGTACAGCCGCAGGAGGTGCATCACAGATTACCATTAAAGGGACGTGGGATTCCGCAGGTAAAGAGTTGATTGTTGCACCAACAACTGTTGTGCTGTCAAACGATATGTTAGACGTGAATGGGGATGGACAACACTCCACAACTTTACTAATCGATGCTTACGTTGCCAATGATACAGATGCTCTTTACTTGTGGTTAAAGACAGATTCGGGTACATTTACGGTTTCGGAGTATGAGATAACTTGGGTAGAATAGGAGGTGAGAGATGAGCAGAATAAACTATCCCTCACCATACGTTATCACACAAGATAGAGTAGGTTCTGATTTAGTTTTTGAAAACATAACTAGTCAATGCAATGGTAGTCGGACAACATTTACATTAAATCAAGCAGCTGATGTCGGAAGAATATTTGTCTATTATAATGGATTATTATCAAACATCGACATAAGTAGTACAACAGAAACAACATTTACATTGGGGTTTGCGCCGTTTGCTGAAGATACACTCCAAGTTATTTACTCTGTAAAGGGTAATCCTCTCAATGAGGACAATAGTTAAGTTAAGTCATAGTTATATAGTGCATAACACAGGAGATCTCACATGCCAAATATTCAGATTAGAGGATCACAGATCCAAGGTGAAAGCGTTGAAGCAAGTAATATCAACTTATCAGGTTCATTCGACTTTCGCGCTGCTACTGGAATGCAGTTCCTAACCAAACCAGAAGCAGATAAAACAACATTCCCAGCAACCACACAATACGTTCATACCATTGTGTCAGGTTCTCTTATTGATGGGTTCCAAGGTGGAGATGGTATCAGTATTGATACTGCTACATCACCAGATACCATCGCAGTAGATCTAGCAGCCAACAAAGGTTTAGAGTTTGCAGGTGGAGAACTACAAATCAAACTTGATGGTTCAACTCTTGCTCTTGCTTCAACTGGTATTAAAATATCAGATGGTGGAGTTGATGGAGCACAGTTAGCTAACCTCGCTGTTGCTAATGCCAAGTTAGCAGATGGTTCTGTAAATAATGCTAAAATCGCTTCAGATGCAGCAATCGCTAACTCTAAGTTAGCTAACAGTACCATTTCAGGTGTCGCATTAGGTGCTAACCTTAACGCATTGAGTGCAGGTAATGGTATCTCAATGTCATCATACAACGGTTCTGCTGCAGTCAATGACATTACCATTGACCTTGATGGATCAACACTTGCTGTGGGTGCTTCAGGTATTAAAGTTGCTACCAATGGTATTAGTGGAAATGAAATCGCTTCTCTTGCTGTTGCTACTGCTAACATTGCTGATGCTGCTGTTTCAACTGCTAAGATTGGGAACTTACAAGTATCAAGTGCTAAAATCGCTGATAGCGCTATTGCTACCGGTAAGATTGCAGATAGTGCTGTTTCAAGTGCTAAACTTGCTGATGATGCGGTAAGCACAGCTAAAATCGCTGATGCTGCTGTAGATCCAGCTAAGCTTTCATTCCAAGCACAATCCGATACCTTCTCACCTGATGGTGCAACTTCAGCTTTTGCTCTTTCACAAGAAGTAAATGGAAACTTTGACCAGATGGTAATGGCATTTAAAAACGGTTTGTTGCAGAGATTAGTCGCTTCTTCACCTGCTAATGCGGATGAATATACTGTTTCGACTTCTGCAGGTACAACCACCATTACATTCGGTGCTAACTTAAGTGCATCTGATGAGTTAGAAGTTCGGTATCTAGCATAAGATTTTGAGTTGTGGGGATAGGTTCCTTTTATTCTGCCATTTATTAGCCTATCCCCCTTCTCTCTTCTTCTGGAGGATGATATGGAACAGATAATCATGGAACTAGCACCATTTCTCAGTGGCCCTGCTGCTGCAGTAATCGTTGCGTTGTATATGAACCGTCAGTTTATTTCTTTCACAAACTCTTCAATCAATCGGATACTTGATGATGCTGAAAAGGATAGAGAACTATTCAAAGAAGCCATCACTAAAATCGACCAGAGATTGTATTTTCTAGAAGAACAAATGAAAGACATAAAATCTGAGTTGAGAAGAAAGGAATAAGAGTATCTTTAGTGGGACGACGTTGTACGAGATTGCATTGTAAAAGCTTTTCTGATAAAACATAAAGGCCCACTAAAGAAATCATTCTGTGTTTATTCTGATAACTCTATATCAATCAAATCCCAACATACTTCATTACCTGTTGAGAAGGTACTGATATTAGTTAGTAGATCTGTTTGTGCCCAGGTACCATTACTGAAGTATGTAGTTTCAAAATCTTCTTCTTCATAAAACTCTTCAAACTCTGAAGGGTCAATGTATTGTTCTCTTAAATAACTTACATTATCTGGATGAGCACCTATTTCAGTACTGAGGATATACAGTTCTATACCTTCATCATTCTTTAGATCTAAGTTATATAATCTTATTTTCTGTTTCATATTCTGCCTCTTATCTAGTTGTTATGTAATCAATCAATAATGATATTATACAGCTATATTTATCTGATGTACAACTAAGTTTATGTAATAGTTTGTAATCAAATGTAATCAAATGTAAATAAATGTAATCGTTATTGTAAATATAGATTTTTAGAGTATATTTATTACTGAGGGGAAGGAGAGAGAGAGGATAAATAACCAGTAGAACGGCACCAGCCGGTTCGTATCGGTTTATAATCTATATATTAGAATATTATTTATATTATTATTCTATTATTATTGTAAATCTATTCTCTATAGATTATTATTATTAAGTAATCAATCATAATCAATAACAATAACATAATAACTTATTCAGGAGGCAGAATGAATAACTTAGAAATACTAAAATCTAATGATAAAGAAATCATAGATCTAAAGAAACACTCTAATGCTAAACATATCAGATTACTTGTAAGAGCACTAGAAGAAGAAATGTATGAGATGAGAAGATGCTATCGAAAAGCAGAACTTAAATACTCAATCATACCTACACTCAAAAGGTACCTCACAGATTTAGAACACCTTGAGGATGAGAAATAGAGATGATCAAAACTATTGTGATGGATCCACCCTGGAAGTTTGAGGGTGGTGGTAATAGAGGAGCATCAGTGCATTATCCAACTGTAGAACATAAGAATATCTATGGTTTGATACATTCTGCCCTATCAAACTATCAGATAGCGGATAATGCACACCTCTATTGCTGGGTATTGAATAATCACATTGACCAAGGTTTAGATCTAATCGACAAACTAGGTTTCAGATATTTAACTAACATCGTATGGGTCAAGAACTCTATTGGGATGGGTAGGTACTTCAGGGGCAAGCATGAAATATGTATGTTCGCAACTAAAGGAAGAGGATTTGATGCGAGGACAGATCCAAACAACATCCCCTCAGTATTTTTCGGCAAGAAGAGAAAGCATAGTCAAAAGCCGGAAGAGTTCTATCAACTGGTAGAAGATAGATCGAAGGGCCCATACCTTGAGTTATTCAGTCGTACCAATCGTCCTGGTTGGGTTGTATGGGGTAATGAAACAGGAAAGTTTAACAAATAAATCGTGTAAATGTAAGATATGTATGTATGAGGAAGTCAGGCACCTCATCAAACTCTTCAGTAAATCGTAATCAGCAATCAACATTTACTATGGCTCGCACATACTGCAATATGTCGGGCCACTTTTTTTCTAAAAAACTTTTGGGCATGATAGTTATCTATATCGGTCGCTTGCAGGCGGCTGGTATGGAGACATCATGCCTGACTTATTTGATCGTCTCTCGACAGCAGCACGACCTTATGAGATTGCAGTGGGGAGAGTAATAGAAGAAAAGAGTTCGCTTCAATACGAAGAGGATGATACCAGTATGGATTACGATGTAAAGCTGATAGAC